AATGAAAACAATCTGATAGCCAAACGAAATAATATTATACAAATACCGTCGCAACTTGCGACACTGTAAAATGCTAAGTCATTGAAATTGAACAAAACAGACTGTCGCAACTTGCGACACTTTACATTAGCATCAGCATTTGATAGAACAGTGTTGTCGCTGGCAATCACGCCAAGCGCACCGGCCTTGGAGGGCCACACATTATGACACAGAAAATCGACATTAAAACTGCCATGAATTTCCTTATCGTTTTCGACAATGCTGAAAGCAATTTCGCGCAGTCGCAAGCCGATACATTCGCGGAACGCTTCCCCGAAATTCGCAAGGCTTGCCAGCACATTGTGAAGCATGTTGGCAAGGCTGTTAAAAAAGAACGTGACGCCAAGCTGCGCGAATTGGGCCTTGCGTATGTTGTGAACGATGCTGCCAAGCGCGACATTATCGCGGCATATGTCACGATTGCCGGAAAGCAAGGGACCGCCATTGGCAAGGCTGCCAAGGCTGGCAAGCTTGGTAAATGTTCCACTATTCGCGGGGCAGTCGCGTCATTCAATCGCGCCAACAAAACAACGCCGCCACAGCAACGCGCACCAAAATCAGGCCAAGGCAAGACAAAGCAAGTCTCTTTTGTTGCCAAAGGTAAAAAGCCTGTAACGCTTGCAGACAAGCTGGCCGCGCTTGAAGCATTCGCCGAAGCGCAAGGTTTTAGCTTCACTGACTTTGTTGCCGAATGGACAGAGGAAGTCGAAGCTGGCGACACTGGCAAGAAAGCTGCCAATGGCTAAACCGTCGCAACTTGCGACAGTCAACAATGGGTCAGCCTTCGGGCTGGCCCTTTTTTTGTGCCTTGATTTTGGTGCTGATTTTGGTCAGATAGTAATATGGGGTTGTGGGTAGTTAGATAGTAATATGGGGTATGGGGTATGGGGTGCCGCATTTGACATAAGGAATTGACGGTGCTAGTATGGGGGAACGCTTGAGAAGGCGTGTGACTTCAACCCTTACCGTCGCAACTTGCGACACTATGAGGAGAAAAAAATGACTGAGGTATTTCTGGTGACTATCAAGCATGACGGCGAAGGCTACACTTCCTCTAATGCAAAGGCTGGTGATTGGCTGTGCTTCCGTAGCACACACAATCTTGAGTCTGCTACCCACATGGCAGATGAGTTGCGTGATGGCGGGAACGAGGTGAAGGTTCAATCTGTTCTTTTGGATGCAGATGGAAAGGTGCATGTGTAATGAAAGCATTTGAGAATGACCGCATCGTGCCTATTGCCAGCGCACGATTACGTTCTGCCGGTACGTGTGAGCGTATCTCGCACAGCGAATCACGTGTGCATGATCGCAAGCTGTATCCTGTACTGGATCAGGGTGTGATGATGTCTGCGCAGAATTGGCAAGCGTACCATGATGCGTTGAAGCAAGAGCGTGTGCGTACCGCAATGCGGGAAGTGCGCGAGAAGTTGGCCGCAAGGCAATCACAAGTGTCGCAACTTGCGACAGTCCTACCATTCAAGGGAGAGTAACATGGAAGTGCGTTTTATTGACAAGCCAACGGTGCAATACATCCTGCGTGAGATACGCAAGGTGGCCACCAAGTGGAATGTTGTTGTCGAGCATGATGGGCAGGGTATGTACACTGTCAAGACAACCAAAGGCAAGACTGTGTTCGTAGCATTGAAGGGGCGGCGTGACTACCTTACACGCTGGCACCCGAAATTGCTGGAACGATTTGATGCAACCTATGTAGCGGAGTGAGTGATATGGTATTATATGTTCTGAAATGGTCTTTAATATTGGCATACTGGATTCTGGCTTGCCATCTGTTCTTCACAGAAACAACAGACCCGAAGATTGCCTATGGTGTGTTGTCAATGGCTGAAGCGTTGGGCCTGATCTTCATGGCCTTTGGGTTCTTCCTTCTATTTGCTTTGGGGTGGAAAAGATGATGAATGATACCGTAAAATTTCGCATGTCTGCCTATGAAGAACACAAGCTAGACTGTGCTGGTCATTGCCAGCCCATTGACTGGCCGTCGTTCAAAAAGATATGGATTGAGAATCGTGAAGAGTGGTCCGCTTCAATTTGTGCGGCCACTAGCCTAGCAACCAAACGCCATGAGGAGAGCGTTTGACATAAGAAATTGCGTATGCTAATGTATATGCACAATGTGAATGGCAACTGTAACAAAGGAGAAAAAGCCATGTTCAAGTATCTGTTTAATTCCGACTACCGCAATGCCAAGTCTGCCTATCGCTGGTGGACAAAGCAGGGCGTCAAGCCAACCATCGTCCGTGATGTTGACTTTGCCGACTACGCCACCTATTCTTGCCGTAGGCATGAGATGGTGCAGCTTGGTAATACCAAGTTTTACTTTCCGTATAACATGCGGAAGGGCGGTGCGTTCTATAATCTGCATCGCATTGTGTCCAAGAATGGCAACGATTACGTTATTCACCGGACATAGACTGTCGCAAGTTGCGACACTTCGGGGTGGTGCAATGTCGTGCCACCCCCAACCCCAACAAGTGAGGCCACTATGATTATCTATGACCTGTCCAAAGTTCCTGCTGACGTTGTTGCACAGATACACGCCAGCCCCAAGTTCACCAAGTGGTTCAGCGAGTTTCCTACAAAGCTGCTGAACATTGACAACCCCAAGACTGTCAAGGGTGAGAAGTATGGCATTCGCACAGCAGTGCTGTATCTTTCGCCAGCGTCTTCCAGCGGTGTCAATCTATGTGCTATGGCCGGTGTCGCCAAGTGCATTGACGCTTGTCTCAACACGGCAGGGCGTGGTGCTATGTCATCTGTTCAGATGTCACGCCTACGCAAGACATTGTTCATGTTGCAATATTGGGATGACTTCAAGGCCATGCTGTTGTCCGAAGTGCTGGCACATGCCAAGTACTGCGCCAAGCATGACTTGCGTTGTGCTGTCCGTCTCAATGGCACGACGGATATTCGCTGGGAAAACAAGTTGTGGGATGAGATGGTGTCGCTTCATCGTGATCACGGTGTGCAATGGTACGACTATACCAAGATTGCCAACCGCATGGTGCCTGATCTGTCTATCTATGACCTGACGTTCAGTTACAGTGGTGTGGAGCAATACCAGCGTTATGCACAGACTGCTATTGACATGGGTATGCGTTTGGCTGTAGTGTTCCGCTATCGCACACAGATACCCAAGCATTTTATGGGCATGGATGTGGTCGATGGTGACGACAGCGACCTGCGCTTTATTGAGCCGCAGGGTGTGGTGTCTGCCTTGTATGCCAAAGGCAAGGCTGTACGTGACACCAGTGGTTTTGTAATCGGTTAACCGTCGCAACTTGCGACAGAGGAGATGTAAATGACTTACGCAGTACACATGCAGACTTTGGAAAACTATGGCGCACATGATGATGACGGCAAGTTTGAGAATGGCAACGCATACTGGAAATTCAAAGGCGGTGACACATACCTTGTGTCTGGCGTTGACCGACCAGCCGATGCAATGGCATTCATCATGGCTACCTTTGCTGTCAACAGTGTTGGCCTCAAAGAGATACCAACAGACGTTGAGACACAGGCAGAATGGGAAGCCAAGCTGTCTGATTTGAGTGAGGACTATCAGGAGTTCCTGTGGGAGACTGTCAACCGTGTCGATGTCAAGGCTTTCTTTAATGGCACAGAAGCACCGCGATACTACCACCAAGCTGCACATGCGCAGGGAAAGGTATTGACAGATGACTGATATTACAAATGCCGCAATGGCAATAGAGGCATGGTCAGATTTCAAACGTGAGGCCGCATGGCAGATGGCTGATGACATCATTGACGAGTTTGACTTGACACTTGAAGATTTGGACACTATAAAACAGTTCCAGTGTATCGGCACAGATGATGACAAGGAAATCATCTGGTGGATTGAGGATGAGTTGAAGGAGAGGCAACGTGATAAAGAGAGTTAATCCTATAGCAAAGTCTATGGCACACAATCGTAGGCGCACGTCTACACATGTGGAGCAGCCAAAGAAGGGCAAAGGTTCCTACAACAGAAACAAGGAGAATGACAATGCACGGAAACATGAATCAGGTGAAACGTCTAGCACGAAAGCAACCGATTAAGCGTCGTCGCCAGCCGTGGAAGATTACACGTGCTGCACAGCGTCGTGATAAGCAGTACCGCCAGAACGCAACCTTTGCGAGTGGTGCTGGCCGGTCACGTTTACGGAGTGCTTAACCGTCGCAACTTGCGACACTGAGGAGGGAACAATGGAATACACAGCAGCAGACTACAACGTAACAATCTTTCGTGGCCATGTGCGCGAGGATGGCTACAAACTTTGGGGCATACGTAGGTGGAATGGGGAGAAGATACTGGACTATCGTCACCCCAAGACCTATGCCAAACAGGAAGTGGCAAAAGATAAGGCACGTACTAAGAGGCATAACCTGAACCGTAAACGTATTACTCAAATAAAAGTAGATCGCGGCTGTGAAGTGTGCGGTATGCAAAAAAGAAACATACACAAAAAGTATCAGAAAGCATTTGCCTATCTGTTGCAGTTTGATCACCTGAATCCAGACGATAAGTTATACAACGTGTGTGACATGGCGGGACGTTCATGGAAGGTTATACAAGCAGAGATTGACAAGTGCCGTGTGGTATGTTTCCCTTGCCACACTAAACACACAGCAACGCAACGCAAGAGAGGAGAGATACAGTGAATAACATTTGGAAACTAATCATGGACAGTCGATACAACCCGCTGTCCCACATACCTGACAACAACACACGGCACATGGTGATGCAGGTGCTGGCATGGATGTGGTGTATCATCTTCAGCATGTCTGTGGGTAGTGTCGTGGTGTTTGGCATCAGTGCCATTGCCCATGCCCTGTTGATTGCTGGCGTGTTCATCACGGCAGGTGTGTTTGAAACAGCCAGACGTAAGCCGCAGTATTTCGGTGGTTTAGGTAGAGGCAATGGGGGTGAGCATGAGTGAACAAGAAAAGCTGGATTGGGTTAGCTTTGCCATACAAGAAGCAATCAATGGAAATATGGATGAACTAGAACAGGCACTAGAGTTTGTGGAGGAGTTGCGTGATGGAGGTGAGCATGAATGAAGAAGAACTACAACTAGACCATGAGCCTAGCTTTGACCATTGGGCAAAATGTATTGCCGATGAAGACATTGCAACAGGTGAGTGTACTAATTGGGATTATGCTTATGAACAGGCGTGGCATTTACTGGATGCTGAATACAACTACAGCTACGAATATCAATGGAGGTGAGCATGACTGATAATGAGATTCTGACAAAGGCAGAGGTTTTAGAAGAACTAACGAAGTTATACGACATTTGTATGAACAGCAGTTCTGAACTTGATGATAGCTGGTTTCGTATAGCTGGTGCAATTTCAAACGCAGAAGATGTAGTAATACAGGAGATGAAACATGAATAGGTTTTTGATTGAAGACACGCCAGCGGACATCGCCAAGTCATTGTGTGACCAGCACGTTGTCAAGATGCCATTGGAAGAAGCGCAGATGTTATGTACTACACTGTGGCATCATGCACCGGAGTATGCAGAAGAGCGTGGGCTGTACAAGCCTGTACATCAGAAGCATCCCTGTACATTGTGGGCAATGGAGAATCGTGCCAATTACCGCTGGGCTTACAGCCTGTACACATCCATGCTGTGTGAGTATCACCACAGATACGGCAAGTGGCATGGTGCTGGCAAGCACAGCATTGCATTATACGAGGGGCGGCGTCTGCTACCTGACGGTGACGTAACACCTCACCCGCAATGCTTCAGCGGACATGATGACTGCAAGACAGACGAGGATTGGCCTATCGTTGCATACCGTGCGTTTTACAAGGTTGACAAGATGCGGTTTGCTAGGTATAACAAGGGTCGTGAGATGCCAGATTGGATGAAGGAGTGTGCAGCATGAAGACTATAATAGTGAACATCAAACACGAAGACCGCACCATCCTTGAACGGAAGGTGGAGGATTACTTTCGTGGCTATCACCCATTCGGGTATGGCACTAGGCTGGAGACACCAGCGTACTACGACGAAGACCAGCAATGTTGGGTGGCTGTGATATCCCGACACACCTCTTGTGATTAAAAGGAGAAGATGATATGACAGAGAAAAGCATAGAAAACATGACACAGAAAGAAAGAATTGCGTATTGGGATAGAGTTCGTAAAGAGGAAGAACAAGATCGTGAGGATCGGATAAGGCAACTTACCGAAGAACAACGTGATGTCCTTGTAAAAATGCACAAAGAACTTAGTAGTGTTCTTTTAACTGCCTTGTACAATGACATGGGAGGCATTCGTTGTCTATCCGTGCTTGAACTTCAAGACTTGGAAGATACTATGAACAGGTTTCAGCGTCAGTTTAACTTGGAGGGAATTACTTAATGTTTGAAGCAGCAATTGTTTGCCTTGCATTGAACATCTACCATGAGGCCCGTGACCAGCCCTTTATAGGGCAGGTTGCGGTAGCCCAAGTGGTAATGAACAGAGTATATGACGATAGGTATCCTGACACTGTATGTGATGTCGTCAAACAGGGGCCAACATATTCATGGAAGCCGGACTTTCCTGTACGCCATCGCTGTCAGTTTAGCTGGTACTGCGACGGTAAGTCAGACAAGACACCTGACCAGACAGCGTGGCAGCAAGCTACGTTGATTGCACAGGGTGTGTACACAGGCAACCTTGATGACTTCGTTGAGGGTGCCACACACTACCATGCAACCTACGTCCTGCCCGAATGGGCAGAAAGCAAAGTGCCTGTCGTACAGATAGGTGACCACATGTTCTACAGGTGGGATTAACGCTTGACTTACGCTCTTGTTATCTATATAACAGAGTATCACTTGCCCTTCGGGGCTTTAACCGTCGCAAGTTGCGACACTATGAGGAGAAAAAATATGCCACTAGATTTTACAGCAGAAGAACTCATCCCAGAACACATCAACTTTCCCGTTAAGTTTGAGCCAACGAAGTACAACAAATCTAAGTATGTTATCAATGGAAACACGGGTGATTACCTTGGTATTGTCGGTACAAAGTTTAATTGTGTCGATCACGGTACATTCTTTACCCGTGCGCATAACGCTGTGTCAGAGCATCTTGGAGAGGAGTTCTGTGATAGCATGAACATCAACTTCAGGGCTGCACGTAACAATGCGTGGATTATGATGGACATGGTAATGCCTAACGTGCTGCGTAAGATTCAATCAGACAAGCACACAACAACGATTGCACCGCGATTGATTGCCTTACATGGCATTGATGGTAGCTGTTCCAATCAAGTATACTTCGGTTCTATTGATTTCTTCTGCACAAACGGGATGATCACTGGAGACTTTGATCAGGTTAAGCGGAAGAATACATCTAACTTTGACATCGAAAACTTCATCAAAGAATTGAAGAACACCATGTCAGACTTCAATGAATCGGCTGACAAGTATCAGAGTTGGGCTGAGAAGCATCTGTATACTATGGATGTCAAAGAAATGCTGGGACACATAATGTCAAAACAAATGTCTGAAAAGATGTTCAGCTTGTATAATCACGAGGCTGCTACCCGTGGCCAAAATGTATGGGCATTATATTCTGCCTTCACTAACTACTCTAGTCACGCTGACATAGGCAATGGGTTTGCGTTGAAGAATACAGGCAACGATACCCAAGCAGAAAACATGTGGAAGCGTGAGCAAGAAGTAGCAAAGTGGACTAGCGCACCACAGTTTCGTCAACTGGTGGCAGCATAATGAAATACTCACTACAGAGTGTGGTAGATGATTACTACAATTCCTATGAGTTCAATAACTTACGGGATGAAACTAAGAAACAGTATCAATATCATCTAAAAATTATGCTGGACACTGTAGTGGAAAGCAAAGCTATTCGGGATAGGCAATGTGACAAAGTGTCATCCCGAATGGCCAAGCTGGCCTACAATCAGTGGTGCGACAGAGGCATTCACTTAGCTAATCATGTGCTGTCTACTTCTCGCATTCTATTTAATCATGGTCTACACATGGAGATGACTTTGGTGAATCCATTTTTGGCTGTCAAAAAACGCCCTGTGAGCGTCCGTAGAACTGTGTGGAGTAGGCAACAGGTACAGGACTTCTTAGACTCGGCCTACGGCGATTTTAGCACCCGTAACGTGGGTTTAATCGCACAGATGGCATATGAATGGTGCCAGAGATTGGGTGACATGCGGCTACTGACTTGGGATGCATTGGATTTGTCTGGGTCACGTGTGTATATCAAGCAATCGAAACGTAAGGCAGAGGTATTTTTGCCAATATCGCAACAATTAACAGAGATGTTAATAGAACAAGAGAGCGACTTTGGTTTTCAACCTTACGTAGCACCTATGACAGAACCAATACGAGGTGTTTACAAACCTTATACAGTTAACCGGCTACCTAAAGTTGCACGTCGTATCATGCGGGATGCTGGATTACCTGATGAGTTGAGGTTGTCTGACCTTCGGCGTACTGGTACAACTGAGATGGTTGAGGCCGGTGTATCTATGGGCAATATTATGTCGGTTACAGGACATGCTAATCCACAAAGTGTAAAGCCTTACATGAAAAACACTTTTGCTAGTGCAGATTTAGCATTGACGAGTCGTCAAAATCGTGATATTAAGACATCGTGATTGCCCAACGGACTATATATAAACATATATAATAGGAATATATACAATGGATATAAAAATGTTTGTAGAAGACTTGGATATTCCTGCAGGGGAAACTCGTAGGCTTAATTGTCCTGTATGTAGATCGTACAAGACATTTACTGCCACAAATAATATGGGTTCTCTTTTGTGGAATTGTTACAAGGCATCTTGCAGTGTAGGTGGAACAGCACGTGTGAAACTTACATTGAATGATCTTCGTAACATGAATAAACCTAACTCTGTAACTGAACCATTTGTACTACCAGAGTATGTGGTATCTCGTGATTCAGATGTAGCAGAGTGGGCATCAGAATTGTATGGCTTGAATGCAGAAGAACTTGGTCTTTTGTACGATGTAAAGGATCACAGAGTTGTTTTTCCTATCGTACATGACAACAAGATTGTGGATGCAGCAGGTCGTGCAATGGGCAAGAAGCTACCTAAATGGAAAAGATATGGAAATAATAGCTTGCCATATGTTTCTGGTAGTGGTAATGTCGCTGTTGTTGTTGAGGACTGTGTTAGCGCAGCCGTTGTTGGTGGTTACGGTTCCTTTGTCGGGGTTGCTCTTCTAGGTACATCGTTATCTGAAGCGCATAAAGGGTATCTAACGCAGTTCTCAACAGCCATTATGGCACTAGACCCCGACGCATTGCCAAAGACGCTACAGTTTGCTAAAGAGTTAAGAGGATACGTAAACGATGTGAAAGTGCTTCGTTTACATGACGACATCAAATACCGAACCCGACAAGACGTGGATAAGCTGCTTGCTTTCCGCTAGTATAAAGGAGAAAACCAATGGAATTATCAATCATCAGAAGTTTGATGGACAAAGAGTTTTACGACAATCATCGTGGAGCCAAATGCCCTGACCGTCTTTTTGGTGCAGATGCACGTAAGATCAAGAAGACCATTGACATCGCAATGGAGCGATACAACCGGAGTGTAACACCGGAAGAAACAGAAGCACTGTTCCTGTCAAACAACCCGTCTATGACCACTGCTAACAAGCAATCCTTTGAGTTGCTGTTCAAGCAGATCAGGAAAGAAACACCTATGGGTTCAGACGTGGCACAGGAAGTGTTGTCTAAACTGTTTCAACAGGTGGTAGGCACAGACATTGCTGAGTTAGGCTTTGACTATGTGAATGGTGATCAAGCCAGCCTTGAAAAGCTACGCATGATACTTGAGCAGTACAATGACGACTTCTTGCCTGATCTCAATGTAGAGTGGGATGACATCGACATTGACACGCTGCTTGCTAAGAATGATCTTGAAGCACGTTGGACATTCAACATACCAACACTTGGTCGGCAGGTTGATGGTATCAATGCAGGTCATCTAATTGAGATTGGCGCACGGCCTAACACGGGCAAGACATCGTTTCATGCCAGCTTGATTGCTAGTCCCAATGGTCTTGCTGCACAGGGTGCTAACTGTATAATCCTGTGCAATGAAGAAGGTAGTCACCGTGTCGGCGCACGATATCTGACAGCAGCAACTGGTATGACAATGCAGCAGGTAAAACAAAACCCATCCCGTGCTAGGGATTTATATTCACCTATCAAGGAACGCATTAAGATTAAAGATGCTACAGGTCGTGACATGTCGTGGGTAGAGTCGGTCTGCAAGACGTATAAGCCTGATGTGATCCTGCTAGACATGGGAGATAAGTTTGCTAGGTCTGGTGGCTTTGCCCGTCCTGACGAGGCTTTGAAAGCGAATGCTATACATGCTCGTATGATTGCAAAGCAATATGAATGTGCTGTATTCTATATGTCTCAGCTAAGTGCAGAGGCAGAGGGTAAGGTTCTTCTCAATCAATCTATGATGGAAGGATCACGTACAGGCAAGGCAGCAGAGGCAGACCTTATGCTGCTCATCGCTAAGAACCCAATGACCCAAGAGGATGACCCTAACATTGAAGACTTACAGCGTCACATCAATGTGGTTAAGAACAAGCTGTCCGGTTGGCATGGTGTAGTTACATGTGAGTTAGATTATCGCACAGGAAGGTATACAGCATGATCCAGCAGTTTCTTTTTGATCTAGAGGATTATGATCTTGTTGAAGGTGACGGTAAGACATGTAACAAATGCAAAAAGCATTTACCCTTTTCAGCCTTTAGCTGGCATTCTGGTGCAAACTACTTGCGTCCTGAATGTAAAAAGTGTAATACAGAACTAAGTAAAGTTCGTAATGCTTTGAGGCAGCAATACGGTATGCCCGATAAAGATCATGTTTGCCCTATATGTCTTGAAGGTGAGGAATCTGTAGCAGGTAAGGGTAACATGAAAAATGGTGCATGGGTTATTGATCACTGCCATGATACTGACACATTTAGGGGATGGTTATGCCACAAATGTAATAGATCATTGGGTGGGTTTGACGATAGCGTAGAAGTATTGAAGAGAGCAATACAGTACCTAATGAAACATAAGGAGAGAATAAATGAAACTGACACTTGATGTTGAGAACACAGTCACACACCGTGACGGCAAGATGCACCTTGATCCATTTGAGCCAGAGAACTCTTTGACTATGGTGGGTATGCTGACTGACCAAGGTGTTGAGCGTATCGTTACCTTTGACCACAGTGAGGTAGAGGCAGATGAATTTGGGCATACTGTTGTACAAGAATGGTTAGACAAAGCTACTATCCTCATCATGCACAACGCAGCACACGACTTGCTGTGGCTCTGGGAATCTGGCTTTAAATATGATGGTCCTGTCTTTGACACGATGTTGGCAGAGTATGTCTTGCAGCGTGGACAGAAGGAACCACTGTCGCTTGAGGCTTGTGCAAACAGGTATGAACTTGATACTAGGAAGCAAGACACATTGAAAGAATATTTCAATAAGGGATACAGCACAAAAGATATACCACACGATTTGCTGTCTAGTTACTTGTCTTCAGACCTTGAAGCTACGCAGCAGCTATCAGATCGTTTGTATCAGCGTCTTAATACAGTCGATGACGCTGGTCTTATGGACACTGTTACACTGACTAACAGGGTAGCTGTATCTCTCTCTCGCATGTATCAACGTGGTTTCAATGTTGATATGGATAAGCTGCAAGAGGTTCGTACTGAGTTTGAGAATGAACGTGCTGATCTTGAAAAGGAACTACAAAAACAGATAACAGATTTGATGGGCGATACGCCTGTAAATCTAAACAGCCCAGAGCAATTGTCTCAGGTTATCTACAGCAGAAAGCCTGTTGACAAATCTATGTGGCAAAACTCTTTTGACCCTTACATGGCAAAAGCAAACTATAAGCAAGCTGTCAAAGATAATTCTGTGCATGTGTATAAAACTAAAGCAAAAAGGTGTGGTACGTGTTTTGGTAATGGTAAGTATTACAAGAAAAAGAAAGACGGCTCTAACTTTGCAAAACCTACAAAGTGTCCAGATTGTGGTGGCATTGGGTATCAATTTGTAAGCACAGGCGAGTTGGCAGGATTGAAGTTTTCTGCACCCACAGCTAAGTGGGTTAGTGCGCATGGGTTCACAACAAGTAAAACAAACTTGGATATCCTTGAGGGTTTTGCAAAAGAACGAGGCATGGAACAGGCAATGAGTTTTCTACATAAAGTAAAACGCCTAAGTGCTTTGGATACTTACCTGTCATCTTTTGTAGACGGCATTGAAACCTTTACAAAGGCAGACGGTAAGCTGCACGTAAGACTGCTTCAACATCGTACAGCCACTGGACGATTTAGTGGGGCAGACCCAAATATGCAGAACATGCCCCGTGGTGGTACTTTCCCAGTAAAGAAAGTGTTCATATCACGGTGGAAAGGTGGCAAGATTATGGAAGCTGACTTTGCCCAGCTAGAGTTTAGGGCAGCAGCATTTTTATCACAGGATGGAGTTGCAATTGAAGAAGTATCTACTGGATTTGATGTACACGCATACACCGCTAAAGTTATTACCGATGCTGGTCAGCCTACGGACAGACAGACTGCGAAGGCGCATACTTTCGCGCCGTTATATGGCGCAACGGGATTTGGAAGAACACCAGCGGAAGCGCAGTACTACGAACACTTCACGAAGAAGTACAGAGGAATTGGGCTATGGCACTCCCGATTGGCTAAAGAGGCTTTGTCAACACAGAAAATAACAACGCCTTCTGGACGGCAGTACTCATTTCCCAATGTTGTACGTAAGACTAATGGGACGGTTAGTTACTTTACACAGATAAAGAACTACCCCGTTCAAGGCTTTGCTACAGCAGACATAGTGCCAGTAACACTACTGCGCATAGAAGATTATCTGGAAGGGTTAAATAGCTGTATCGTTAATACTGTACACGATTCAATTGTTATTGACATCCATCCTGACGAAGAAAGACAGGTGATTGAGGTAATCAATACTGTAAACAGGGAGTTGACAGATATCATTAACACTACGTTTAAAGTGCAGTTTAATGTTCCATTACTTTTAGAAGCAAAAATGGGCGAAAACTGGCTTGACACTAAGGATGTAAGCTGATATAACTATGCATCTTGATCTTACAAAGGAGAAGAAAAGAATGACAGAACTTACGACGATCAATACTAATAATTACGCCGCTATGGCAAAGATGATGGGTATGAATGATGATGCTAAAAGTAGCAAGAAGTCTAACACGCTCAATCGTCTGCGCATCTGGCATCAGCCGGTAATGGGGCAAGCCGAAATCAACGGCAAGCTAACTAATGTAGAAGCCATTGAAGGTGGTACATTCAGGCTTGAAGTAATCAATGGTGATTCATCTGAATACTTTTACAGTAAGACTATTACTGTACGCCCCTTCATGCAGCGGTTCATGTATCGCCGGTATGTAGCTAATTTAAATGCTAAAGCTAATGAGCCGAAGGGAACATTCCAGCGTACAATTATGTCGGACAGTCTAAGTGTAGACCTAAAAGACAATACGGGAAGGTTTAACTGTGGCAAACCGACAGGGTACATTGAAGACTTCAAGGCTCTTCCACCCGACATGCAGGATTTGATACGGCAGATTAAACGTGTTCGTGTCGTGTTTGGCGTGGTTACGATGGACAATGCTATGGATGCTAATGGTAATCCTGTAGATAGCTTTGATACCCCATTCATATGGGAAATTGACAACAAGGACGCATTTAAGTCTGTCGGTGAACAGTTTGGTGTCTTTGCAAAACAAGAGCGTCTACCATTGCAGCATAATATCTTGTTCCTTGAATGCAAAAAGAATGACCTACCAAACGGCAGCAGCTACTACACACCTGTGTGTAAAGCAGATATGTCTGTCACCCATGAGATTACAGATGATGACCATGACATGTTTGGTAACTTCTTGGAGTGGGTTAAGAACTACAACGATTATGTCTGTAAGGAATGGGAAGCCAAGTCCATTAAACGACATGAAGAAATGGCTGAAGACGACAAAGATGTTGTAGAAGACTTCATTGACATTGAACTAGAAGAAGAGGTGGCCTAATGAATCATCCCGCTGAACTGGCGTTGCATAAGTATATGTCTGACGCTGCTAATGGAAAATCACAGATATCTGAAGATACTATTCAGCAGATTGGCACAGACATCATGGATGCTCTAAGACGCCAGTTTGGTGAACGTGAGCCACGTGAATTTAGGTTGCGTATGTCTAATGTGGGCAGACCTACATGCCAGCTATGGTTTGAAAAGCACAAGCCAGAGACTGCGCAACCTAAATCAAACAACTTCGTGATGAACATGATGCTTGGAGACATCGTTGAAGCTGTCTTCAAGGGGCTATTAACAGAAGCAGGAGTAGAATATGGTGATGCTGAAAAGGTTGTGCTTAAACTTGAAGATGGCACAGAGATCAATGGAACGTATGATATTGTTGTGGACGGTGCAGTTGATGACATCAAGTCTGCATCTGATTGGTCTTACCGTAATAAGTTCGATTCATATGCTTCCCTTGCTGCTGGTGATAGCTTTGGCTATATTGGACAACTGGCTGGCTACGCTAAAGCAACAGGTAAACGTGCTGGTGGCTGGTGGGTAGTAAATAAAGCTAATGGTAAATTCAAATATGTTCCAGCTACGGGCATTGACATGTCCAAAGAAATAGAACATATTGAAGAGACTGTAGCAAAAGTAAGTAGCGACAAGTTTGAGCGTTGCTTTGAACCAGAAGAGGAGTTCTTCAGAAAGAAGCCTACAGGAAACAAAGTACTAAATAAAAACTGTACATTCTGTGACTTCAAACATACTTGCTGGCCTAACTTAATTGAGGCACCGCAAGCTGAATCAAAGGCACAGTTTCCAAAGATGGTTCAGTACATAGAACTGCAAGAGGAATATAAAGTTGCCTAATTACGCAGCCTTTCGTGCAGCACGTAAGTATGGATATAGGAGTGGCCTAGAACATAAGCTGTCTGTATACCTAGACGATTTAAAAGTCTCATACGAATATGAGAAAATAAAGATTGAATGGGAAGACTTAGCTTATCGCACCTATACTCCAGACTTCGTGTTGAGTAACGGAATCATAATTGAGACAAAAGGTATGTTTACAGCGGCAGATAGGCGTAAGCATCTTGCAATCAAGAAGCAGCATCCTAAGTTGGATATACGATTTGTCTTTGAAAACAGTAGACGTAAACTACGAAAGGGTGCTAAGTCTACATATGCAGAGTGGTGTATTAAATACGGCTTTCGTTATTATGATCGCATCATTCCCGAAGACTGGCTTAAAGAAAAAGGAAAGAATAAATACCCCAAGTTTATTCGGTTTAACGGAACAAAAGTAAAAAGGAGATGACACGATGATAGACCCTACAGCATTTTGCGTACAGCTAAGACCAATGGTAGATGAAGACTGCGTTTGGACAGGAGAACTAGAAGTCAATATTATGACGGATAGAGACAATCCGCTTGACAAGTCTAGTTACATCAGTATGATGCACCTAACAGAAATTGTAGCGTGTTCTGTAGCATACATGGAACAGAATCCTGATCTAATAGAAAAGATTGAGGATTTCATTGAGTCTACAGAATATGACGAACCAGAAATAATTCAGAAACCAGAATACGAACACGTGGATGGAAATGTAATCAAGCTGAAGTTTGGAAGTAAAACGAAAGGCAATGCATAATGAGACACGAGCAGTATATGAAAGACAAGTTATCACAGGACGAGGAGAAGCTAATGGATGAGTTTTACACACAGAATATGACAGACAAAAAAGCAGACATGGTGAACAGTCCTTCACACTATAATCAATCAGGTATTGAATGTATTGCTGCTATTCAGGCTGCGCTAGGACCAAACTTTAAGTACTACCTGCAGGGTAATATTATGAAGTATCTGTGGCGGTTTGACTACAAGGGTAAGCCTCTTGAGGATTTACAGAAAGCCCAGTGGTATTTGAATACACTACTGGAAGACGTGGTGGCGAGTGATGAAAGTTAAAGTCTATATTAACATCGACATAGACCCCGAAGAATACCCAATACCCGCAGATGGAGATGTAGGTATGGAAATAGAAGACGGCATAAGAGAATACTTCTACGATGTAGATGGTGCCGAAATACGTAATATAAAAACATTAACGGAGTGAGAAAAATGAGTAACTATTTACCAACAGACTACCAGAACTTCATTGCTCTTTCACGGTATGCCCGATGGAAAGAGGATGAGCAGCGTCGTGAGACATGGGGCGAGACAGTCGCACGATACTTTGATTATATGACACAGCATCTCAAGAGCAAGCACAAGTATGTCCTGTCGGATGAACTACGTGGTGAACTTGAGCAAGCTGTGTTAAACCAAGACATCATGCCAAGCATGAGAGCATTGATGACCGCTGGACCTGCGCTTGACCGTTGTCATGTGGGCGGTTACAATTGCTCTTACGTACCTGTAGATAGCCCTCGTGCCTTTGACGAGACTATGTATATACTCATGTGCGGCACTGGTGTAGGCTTCTCAGTAGAACGTCACAACATTGAGAAGCTACCTGTCGTCAACGAAGACATGCATCTTAGTGATACAGTCATCAAGGTTGGCGACTCTCGTCCGGGCTGGGCCAAGTCACTGCGTGAACTAATCTCTCTCCTCTACGCAGGACAGATACCCCAATGGGATACGTCAGAGGTTCGTCCTGCTGGCGCACGTCTCAAGACCTTTGGTGGTAGAGCAAGTGGCCCAGCCCCACTTGAGGAACTGTTTGAGTTCCTTGTAGAGAAGTTCAAGGGTGCAGCAGGTCGTCGCCTGTTCCCCATTGAATGTCACGACATCATGTGTAAGATTGGTGAGGTTGTAGTCGTAGGCGGTGTACGTCGTAGCGCACTCATCAGCCTGTCCAACTTGAATGATGACCAGATGGCACACGCCAAGTCAGGTATGTGGTGGGAGAATGAAGGACAACGTGCGCTGGCTAACAACAGCGTAGCCTACAAGGGCAAGCCAGAGATGGGTACATTCATGCGTGAGTGGGTATCCCTGTACGAAAGCAAGTCCGGTGAACGTGGTATCTTCAATCGTAAGTCAGCACAGGTACAGGCAGCTAAGAATGGTCGCCGTGAGGTAGAGCATGATTTCGGATGCAACCCTTGCAGTGAAATTATCTTGCGTCCATACCAGTTCTGTAATCTGTCTGAGGTTGTTGTGCGGTCATCAGACACGCAGCAGACGCTTACCGACAAGGTTCGTCTTGCCACTATCTTGGGTACGTTCCAGTCTACATTGACTGACTTCAAATACCTGCGTAATATATGGAAGAAGAACACAGAAGAGGAACGCTTGCTTGGTGTGTCACTGACAGGTATCATGGACAATGACATGATGGCTGGTAAGTCAACGCATCTGGGCAAGAACATTGGGGCTACACTCAATGCACTCAAGGAACAGGCTATTAAAACTAACGCATCTATGGCACGGCAGCTTGACATTCCACAGTCAACAGCTATTACCTGTGTCAAGCCTAGTGGTACAGTCTCGCAGCTTGTTGACAGTGCCAGTGGCATTCATGCCCGTCACAACCCATACTACATTCGCACGGTACGGGGTGATAACAAAGACCCAATCACACAGTTCCTTGTGTCAGAGGGTATACCGGCAGAGCCTGATGTTATGAAGCCTGATAGCACGACAGTGTTCAGCTTCCCAATGAAGTCACCCAACAGTGCAGTATGTCGCACAGAGATGGATGCCATTGAGCAGCTTGAGTTGTGGCTACAGTATCAGCGTCACTGGTGTGAGCATAAACCATCTGTCACTATCTCTGTCAAAGAGAATGAGTGGATGGCTGTAGGCTCATGGGTGTACGAACATTTCGATGAAGTGTCAGGCATTAGCTTCCTGCCATTCAGTGAGCATACGTACAAGCAAGCACCTTATCAGGACATTGATGAGGATACGTACAGAGAACTCTTGACACAGATGCCTAAGAGTGTTAATTGGAATATGCTAAAAGAGTTTGAGAAGGAAGATACTACGTCTGGTGGACGTGAGTTGGCTTGTACTGCTGGTGTATGTGAGGTAGTGGACTTGAACGCAGCGTGATTGAAGGAGCAGACATGCCTAACTGGTGGCAGTGGTGGTTGTTACTAGCCATCACTGTCAACACCACAATCAATATTGTTGTATTCTTCAAGCACAGGTTTAAGAAGAGGTAGTGTTATGCAATTTGAATTGTTCTCAATAGAGTATGAAGAAGATGAAAATGGTATTTTATGTAGAGACTGTAACATAAGAAAACCAAGAGAGTCGTTTAGATTATACAGAAGAGCAACGGGAGATAGAGAATGTAGAAGCACATCCTGTAAAGACTGCCAGAAAAAACACAATCAGGTTGTTAATAGGATACGAAAGACAGCACCGCCTATGACAAAGACCTGTCAAGCCTGTGGAAAAGAACACGACAAACTTGTTCTTGACCATTGCCATGAAACTGAGACATTTAGAGGATGGCTATGCTCTCCCTGTAATCTTGCTTTAGGAACACTGGGAGACAGCATTGAAAGGGTTGAAAAGGCGTTGAGTTATCTAAAGAAAAGTAAATCAAAGAAAGGAGTTGACAGATGAGAGAACAGATGATAGAGGTACTACGTAAACATGCACAGGCAAACGTAGCACTGCATGTTGCCAACATTGAATGTTATCTACGTAACCCAGTAGGGATAGGAGAACATTCAGACATTATGGAAGCTATGCAGGGGGAGTTGGACAAGATTGCAGCACATGAAGATAGGCTTGACATCTTGAACAATTACTTCAATGAGTAAGAAAAAAGAGAAGCTGGCTTGGAAAAGAGAAGAGGGGTGGGTGCAATTTAATCCACCCCCTAAACACCCACAGTATGAAGAATGGATAAAACGAAAGGAGAAAGAAGATGAAAAAAGTGAAAAATAGCGGTCTTTTAAATAATTTTGAAGATGGTTATGCCGCATTTAGCCGGGTTATAAAAAGGAAAAATAATTTTTTTCATCAAGTAGCTAACCCGCTAAAGAAAGGTACTACACCCTATCGTGAGTGGCAGCGTGGATGGAACACTGCTTACTTTGATAATCTGGAGAAACTAAATGGACTTACAACTAGAAGCTGAACAGTGGATGAAGGAGAAAAAAATGAGTACAATTACAGCAGCCGTGTATCAAGAAAAGGCATGTGAGACTGCTATCTTTCCTAAGAACAAGGCTATGGAGTATCTTACTCTTGGCCTTACGGGTGAGGCAGGTGAGATTGCTAACAAAGTAAAGAAGTTCATTCGTGATGGAGCAGCAAAGGATGAGTACCTTGCCAAGCGTATTGAAATAGGTTATGAGATTGGTGACGTGCTTTGGTACTGCGCCGTATTAGCAGAAGAATTGGATATGAATCTTGGACACATCATGGAAAACAATTTACAGAAACTTGCTGACCGCAAATCTCGTGGTACGTTATCTGGCAACGGTGACAACAGATAAATAAATCTACTGCGTTGCCAAGTCGCGTTGCACCTCACGTATTGTAGCTGCCATGTTTACAAGTTCTTGGTATTCGTCTACTGTCTCTGCTGACTTTCCATGCGCCTCTTTGTACTGTTGTCTAGCGACTTGGCGAGAATATGGAGACATGCGGTTAAACTTGTGAACGAGAGCAGCTAGTCCGCTTTCGTCATCTGCAAGCTGCATTTCTTTATACAAACCCGATTTAGCTTCAGTAATATACGTGCGAACAGCGTCAGCCTGTAATTTTGTATTGTCAGGATATTGACGCTTTAACATTGCCAGATAAGCTGGCATTTCTGCGTTCATTTTACGGCCCATCTCACGGTTCATATAACGATTAAACTCAGGTTTTTCTGTATATGTAGTAAAATCTCTATACTTAAATCCCATTCGATTTAATTCTATAACATACTCTGGTGGCACCCGTGTAAATGTAGCCCCAAACATTACTTTCATAAAGGGCATAACACGAAACTGTGGGTCTTCAAATCTTGGGTCTTCAAGATCGGGTTTATTTTCCATCATCTCTGTATAGTTTTCAGGTATGCGTCCTAACCTTGAGGCAAAGGGACGATAAAACCCTTCTTTAAATGCGTCCCAACCACCAAAGAAACCTTCTACACCCTCCTGATATTCTGGATTAACCTTATAATCTTTCTTACGCTGGATCATATCTCCCATCAATTCAAGATCAGCTAACTGATATACAGGTTGTAAATAACCACTTGCCGCTTCACCTAAGTATTCACCTAGTGTTGCTGCTGTATATTTAAATTTAAGATCATCACCACCATCTTGAAAAGCCATTACTAGGTCTTCAGTCATCTTTGCAATAGGTCCGACCCCACGGAAGTTCGCGCCAGTCAAACCCTCTACAAGTTCTTTTACTTGTATCTTTTTTGGCATAGGACGATCATCTGCAAACCTATGGATCATTTCACCAAGAAGAAGGTACGGGGTCAAAGGGAAGTATGGACGTGCATCAAATTCATTACCCCTGCCATCTTGAAGCATATACCATTCAGAACCTGCTATACCATTTTCTGGATCACGTAAACTATAACCAAGCGCAATTAAAGGCATACCACCTGCCACACCTTCAGCAAGCTGTCTATACTGACCATCTGTAATTTTTTGTCCCTTACTTTTTGTCAGTAGCATTCGTATCGCAGCAGTCGCCGCACCTGTGGCATTATAGTTATATGTCATCTCCAGTGCTTTAAACATAAAACGAGGAAATGGAATTGCTAATGTTCCACCAGTTCTAACAATTGCATTGTTTAATGTTTGAAAGATGCCAAGTTTAGGCTGACTTGCATATGTAAATTCTAATGCATCGTCAACAGCTTTTGCTATCATGTCTTCCGAAATGTTTTCAGTTATTTTACCTGATCGTAGAACATCCAACATATCAATACCTTTATCAAAAAGTTGACGTTGTATTGATGTAGTAAATGCGCCATTGCGGTACGCAGCTTCTTGGAATCGGTTGAAGAAGTTAAGGGTTTGAATACCACCTTCCCACATATCAAGTAGAGGTGTCTCTTTTGACAGACCATTAGACCTACCAGCTAATGTAGCCTGACCGGGATTGCCCCTATTAATTTTATTAGTCACCTCTGAGTACATATTATAAAAACGCATACGTTGCTCTGGTGCTATATCTAAAAGAAACTGTGATATACGAGCAGAGTCGGCAGAGTAGAAAAAAGTATTTTTTAAATGAGCAAGAGAATTTTGCACTCCACCTGCTGAAAACACACCCCTTTTATTTGGGTTAATAGTAGACTCAAATGCATAAACAAGAGTATCTACACCAGATCGTAAAACCTGCGAAATATTGTTTCTTACTGCTGTAGCTACACCGCTAACAAGAGTGAGACGACGAATATCCTCAAGTCTACGAAATGTATCACCTAACTTACTTGATCCCAGTGCCTCTATCTCTTCTGCTGTTTCTTGTGCAGTTTTATTTCGTGCAACCCTACCAAGAGTTGTAGTCATCTGCGATAGTCTGTTTAGTTTTTGACCTGCCTTACTAGCCTCTGCATACATAGCAGCAGCAATTTCTCTGCGGGTAATACCATATTTTCCAAGAATACTTATTGCTAAATCTGATGATTCAACATCTGCTACATTTTTTAGCAGGGCAAGAAGTCTATCACTAACTTTTTCTCCCGCCTGTAACTTTGAACCAAGATCAGACATTTGTTTAGCTGTTAGTGGTTTACCAGACTTTTCATCAATCAATCTTACTGAACCATTTTTTACTGCCGAAAATAATTCTGTAGACGCGCCTATCACTCTCTCAAATACCCCAGTGGTAAGTGAAGGATCAAATATATCACGATCAACTTGCATATCTTTGTATACGCCAGCAGCCTCTTCAGACTCACGAATAAATTTTGAGTTTATTTCTTTTACTGTGCCGTCTTTATTTCTAATTACAGCTTTTTTGCCGAAAGCATCTTCAATGCTCTTTGCAAGATTTTCACGTATACTACTAGCAACTACCTTATTCTTTTTCTGTGTCTCTTTAGCGGCTGTAACTTGTATCTCTTGGTTCTTTACCAGTGCCTCACTGAGTTGCCCATCAGTAACTTTGTCAACTCTCTTAGCAGCATTTCTTGTAGCCAAACCCGATACAGTGCCAGAAACAATAGCAGCACCACCAGCTACCATAGCCGTGCGTTCATAGTCGATGCTATCTCTAGCACCCATCTCAATTTCCATACTCTGCACAGCAATGTCGGTGGCAGCAGCACCTGCAGCTTCAATAGCAGCACCACTTGCAGCAGCTTTAAATATGGCGGTTTTAAGACCAGCACCTGCTGATTGAGCAGTAAGACCTACAACCTTGCCTACACCTGCTGTTACCACGGTCATAGGGTCAGACAAAGCTGCAAGAACATTTACTCCTACAGTCTCACCTATTTCACCAACCATCTGTAGTCCGTTAAGACCTTCATATCTCTTTGAACCAAATAGACCAGCCATCTGATCTGCTTCTCTATACACACGAAGCGCACGAGCAAGTTGACCAGAGTATTCATTAGCTGCACGAGCAGCATCTAAATCTTTAGGGTTTGCTTCAACAGCAGCTTGTGCTTCCGCAAACTTTTCTTTTGTTTCACTCAACCAAGCAATTTCAAAACCGGCATCCATGCTGTTACCAGTCATCATGCGCCAGCGATCCATCCACTGTTCTAGTATTTCTTCATTGTTTAATTCATCACCACCAAACGCATACCCAAAGAAAAAGTCTGGCATTCTCTCGTCTGTGTTGACATTATAGCGATCTAACATGTGCTGTTTAATATCAGCAATTAGTTCTTCATCTTGCTCCATTTCAAGACGAGAACGAGGACCGCCCATTGGTTCCTCTTGTGATTCAGGCGTAGCAGCAGCCGTGGCAGCATCTTGTACTGCAATCATTTCTTCTGGTGTTTTTACTTTTGGTATGGGAGGAGGTAATTTTTGACTTTTAGACACAAAGTCATCGTCGGCTTGCTGCACACTTCCAACAGCCGGAACAATATCATTTTCTTCTACGTCGGTTACACCAGTTCCTGCGGCTGGAGTTGCTACACCCCGCATAGAATTTTGAATAAAATCGTCATCCGCTTCTTGAATAAGAGGTTGGTTCACTACTACCTCGCAATTCCTGTAACTGGAATCATTTCGTTGCCAATCCAAAGACCATTCATGTTTTGACCACCAAATTTATAGCTGTAAATTTTTCCAACTTCCATTCCATCTGGATCAAAGTTTCCGTCTTTAATAGCAGCTTGACCAGAAGTGCTAAGATATCCACCATTAGTAGAAATAAAACCTAGTATAGAATTTTTACCAGATGTTTTACCCATTGTACCTGTGTCAATAAAATATTGCGTAGCTCCTTGAAGTGCAAAAGCTACTGCATCTTTATTGTTTTGGAACTTTTCAGCAGAAGTATGGAAAACAACTTCCCCATCTACAAGAGGTACATCTTTTAAATTCGCTGCTGTTTTTAGTGCATTTTTTAAATATAATCTTTGAGCAGTTTCACCAAGACCGCCCATTTCTGCAATCTCTTTTTGTGTCTTTTCAAGAGTAAGTCTCGCTTGTTGTAGGGCAACATCACCTGATTCTTCTGCTTGTTTTGCTGCAATTGCTTGAGATGTTTTAGTAAGGTCAAACCTAGCCATGCCAAAGTCTGCCGTATCAGTTGGGGCAGTCGGCAATGCAGGTTCATCAACAGCAGCCATGATGTCTGCAGTGAGGTCTTTCTTTTTAAGGAAGCCAGCACCCATAACTGGAGTAGAAGGAGTGAGGTCAGGGAAAGTCAAGAATTGTTTATTAATATCGCTAGGCGACATCCCTGTAGCCTTAACTTGATCTAGAATAAGATCAGGACTACGACCTTTAAGTTCACTTTCTGTTAATGCACTAACTAAAGTTGATCCACGGGCTACACTACCACCGGCTTGATTAGCAAAAATAGCAGCAGCAGCATCATATACAGTAACACCGTTAGGTAGTTTTGTTTTATCAATAAAACCAGCAATGCCGTCAAGAACCTCTTCAACAGCTTGCTCTTGCTCACGAAGATTTTTACGTTTTTCTTTACGGTCTAGGCTTTCGCGTAATGAAGCCTTTTCTATACGCTCTTCTGTTTTTTTAAGGCTGTTTTGCAAACCTTTGTCAAGATTACGCGATAGTCCTTCTACTGCACCAAGAAAAAATGACATTACTGTTTTCTCCTAGTCATAAGACCTTTAGGCTCTTCTTCATCATCTTCTGCCTCATCAATTTTATTCGGGGCAGCATCTGTTTCTTTAATTTTATTTTTTAGCTTGCTTGCCGCTTTTGCAATTTTAGCATCGCTTACACCATCTTCAGCTTTTTTATTAAGTCCTGTTGTATATTCTACATCTGAAGTATCACCAATGTACATCATTAACTCAATGATTACGGGAATAACAAGAATGCCAATGTCTACGCTATGGACGCCATCCATTACTGCGCCTAGTTGCAAAGCATTAGCTACATTTGCAATAGGAACACCAAGTTCTAGAATGTCAACAATTTGATCAATGGCACTTTCATCTGTCAAACGCTCCACGTAGTAATCAATTGCTTCATCTACGGTAGATAATTGCGGAGGGTTTTGCCACGGACGTGAGCCTAACTCTGCAGTTAGACCTTGACCGGGAATGGGAACATCAAAAAGTGGTTCTTCTCTAAGAGCCATTTTTATTCTGCCTTTTTTCTCTAATAGCTTTTACATGATATGCGACACGAGCAGCGGGGTCAGCTTTTTTATCTTCTTTATTCATTCCGGGCATACGCATTGGACTAAGAAGACCTGACCCTGTTGACTCTTTCTTATTTTCTAGTTCTATTTTGTTTGTATTCATGTAAGCTGAAATGCTGGGATTAAACTTTCTCATTAACCTAGTCCTATACTACCAAAACCATGTTCAATACCTGCGGAAAGAACCGTACCTATAAGCCCACCAACTGCTGTACCTGCAGCAGATTGTGCCTGTTGATCTGCTACTTGTTTACGTGCATCTGCATCTAATTGTGCTGTAGCCAATGCATTGTATCTATCAAGTGTATTTTCTGCTGACTCCCATGCCCATTCCATAGTATCGGCGTAATACTGCCACAAATTATTATATGAAGTATTACTTATATCTAGAATAGCATTCGCGTTAAGTTCATTGGCACGATTAACTGCGGCAGTATCTGCAGTAGCTATTTGCCTACGCCACTGTGCATTTGCTTGTCCAATTACAAGTTGGTTCTGTGCGTTAAACTGATCACGTTGATTATTTATTTCAGTGTTAAATCTTTCTACTGTATTTACCTGACCTGCGTTAAATTGCGATTGTGCATTAGCTTGTGCAGAATTAAACTGTGCTGCTTGTGTAGCCAAGTTTGCAAAGAATTGATCTACTTGGTTTTGGCTAGTAGCATTAAACTGGCGTGAAGCATTTTCTGCTGCTTGATCTGTAAACAATCCTTGAATACGCTGTTGCGCTTTAAATAGGTCAGTTTGTTGTTGATTAGACAGATTAGCCATATCCATCTGTAAGAAGGACTGCGCATTTTGTACAGCAGACTGTTGCCTATTGTTCAAGTTTGACAAATCCATGTTAGCCAAAGCACTGGCCTCTGCAATAACAAGAGCCTGTCGGTTAGACAGATTGTTCAGGTTCATGCTATTAGCAGCACGGCTATTTTCTAGCTGTACTTGCTGCTCTGCTGTAAAGTTTTGATTAGCAACGTCACTAATCTTTGCAGCATTTTGTACACGAGCCTGAAACTCTTGATCAAACTCTTGCCCCAAAAACTGTGCGCGTTGCTGTGCTGCAAGCATGGCACGTTGCTGGCGATTAGACAAGTTTTGTGTCTCAAACTGTGCCTGTATAGAAGCATCTGCCTGTGCGATAGGAAGTGCAGCTTCAATAGTTGCTTGTACAATTGCCTGACCAGCAATACTACTGGCACCAAGTCCTCGTGCTGCCATTTGTGCCGTAGCACTACGAAGTGCGCCAGCAGCCCATGCAGGTGGATTTGCGGCATCAAAGTTAGCAGTAAGCTGTGCAAGTTGACCCTGCACAGTAGCTTGTGTGCTAGGTGTAGCTTCTGCAGCTTGTACCTGCTCAGTAAACTGTGCAGCGGTTTGTGCATCAGCAGCACCTGAAATAAGTTCACCCTGTTGAATCTGACGTTGAACAGGATTGTCAATAAGAATAGCATTGCCCTGTGCAGCAGGTAGATTGCCTACACTAGATGCTGTTTGCTGGGCCGCTGTGACCTGCGCACGGGGGTCTACAGTACCTTGTGCTGCCTGTGTAGCCTGAACTGCAGCATCCACGGCTGGTGCGGCTGTAGCGGCTTGCATTTGTGCTGCCTGTTCTTCTTGTACAGGAGCAGCTTGTGCTGTCGTAGCCATAGCTGTAGGCACTGCTGCACTACCAGTAATAACACCTACACTGGGATCAATATACTGGCCAGCTTCTGATGGAGTTGTTGCCGCAGTTGTTACACCACCCTGTGGTAATCCCGGCTGGAACATACGCTGTACAGTGGCTTCCTGTACATTTTTAGGAGGTGTAGTACCACCCGTCTGCATCTTTACAACACCACCCTTTGCCATCTGCACAGCAGCATTCTTAAACTGCTCCATACGTGCTTGACGTGCAGGGTCTTGCTCAATGTATTGTTGGAACTCGCCCATGTTGCCTGTATAGCCCATGCTCTTGGCGATTTTGTTCATCGCTTCTGGTTTGAATGCCTTGAATACAGCCATACTAATTCATTCCCATAAATACTGTAACTACCATAGCAACCACCATCACCGTGCTACCCATTATCATTGCCTCAAGCCGCCACATGCGTTTGTCCAAGCCCTCTAGCTTCTCTTGCACAGAGGCATACCGGATGGCGCACTCTTTCTCGTGTGCCTCAAGTTCCATCTGTGTTTTCATTACGGGTTCCATCGCCAGCTTCATCAGTCGGCATCAGCTATGGTCAACTCGCCAGCATCTACTTGGCGCATAATTTCAATATACTCAGAGTTCTGCGCTGCGATAGGAACAAGTAATACTTTGCCGTCTGTTAGAGTTACGTTTATTGAGGTATTTGCACCCTCTGATGCGTGGTATTTTGCTGTCTGTATATTCATTTTATAACTCCGCTGTATGCTCTACAAACGCATCGTCATCGTTGTTTGTTCTGAACCTGCCCGTCTTACCTGTCAAATTGTTATCAGCTACGGTGTGCGTCAGTTCAACATTCCACGGAGTAGCCCTGTTTATTTCTGTCGATGATGGTGTAAAATTTGTTGCATCTGCACGAATCTGAAAACTTCCAGTCAAAGATATCGTAGGCTCTGTTCTCATTGTCACGGGCAGTGAATGCACTGTTAAACAAGTTGTATCAACATCGTATCCACCGTTGGATAAGACATCATATGCAGTGTTAGCCGTCCACCGCCAGTAATAGCGGAGGCATTTCTGATACTCATCCGCAAACGACCGATGCTCAAACGGCGTGGCCTGTTCGCCGACTTCCAGTTGGATGCCGGTGATTTCCATAAAGTTGCTAGTTGATGCAAACAGACTGCCTACACCCGCTGCACGATTGGCATTGTTTGCAGCCGCCCAGTCTGTACTAAGAGTTCCACCGGAATAAGTAGAGCCAGCGTGTAGCCAAAAGTTTATCGTCAATTCAGCACTGTTGTCGTTGTCTATTTGCATTCCGCTGCCGGACGCTGGCACATTAAATTCAAAGCGTTGCCAAGATGAAGAAGTTGTGAAAAGTTTAGCAACCTGACGATTTGTGCCATTAGATGTACGAGCCTCAACGCTAAACGCACGACTCTCGTTGGCTTTTGCATAAAAAGAAATAGTAAACGCTTTAGTTGAGGTCGATGTTTCCATCAGACTTTGTACGTCTTGACCTTCAAAAACATATTGAACAAGCATGGCTTCACTTGCGGCAATGCTAGTGTCGGCTGTTGTACATTGAAATTTAACAGCGTTAGAAAACCCAGCGAGGTCTGTGACATCTGATTGTGTCATTGTAAACCGCCCTGCTGTAGCGGTAGAACCCTTCGCCACTTTTATTCTGTCTACGGTGTGATAAGCATTTGACCCTGCACCTAAGTCTGTTGCTGACGTACCCCGCTGCGCCACCTGCATTGCACCGTTGATGACAAGGTTCCTGTTCGACAACGCCGTCTGCGAACCAATCAGTGCGGCGAGTTCTGCTGCTTTACTCATGCGAGGTCTCCGTGGTGTGATGTGTTTACATCATTAGCGTCTGCCAAAGTAATATTACCAGCGGTGCTGCTAGGATATGCAGACCTAAAGGTTTTTGCAGAGGTCGTGTAGCCGTAAGAAGTGTCGAGATACATAAGGTTGCCCCCACCAGCACCAGTAGTGTTATAAGTTGCAGCGGCAAAAGCAGAAGAAAAGTTATTTGTGTAATTACCTGTGCCATTATCTGTGACAGAACTGATAGATAGGCTGTCTCTAACGGACAAGGTACTTTCACCGTTAAAGTTGACCCACGCCTTCGCACTGCCCCCTGCAACAAAGCTGGTGGCAATGCTGTTGTTCCCGCTGGCATCCTTCAGGGTGTTTACTCTCAGTTCACTAGCCATTATGCGAGGTCTCCTGCTGCCATTGCGTATACATGGTCACGGTCAAGATTTGCGCTGCTGCCGTAATAGTGAGACGCAACTCGTAAAAGGGTTGTTGCCTGTGACCCACCGATGATGGAACCAAACACATCATTAGAACCCGTATTAGCAACAGCAGAATAATTAACATTACCCATTGCATTTGTTAAATTTCCAGAATAATCACCTGTTCCGTTATCTGTGAAAGATGCAATATTAAAACTATCTAGGCCGCCAATAGTGCCGCTGCCATCTAACTTAAACCACACCTTAACCAGCCCCTGCTGCAAATTCGTTGTGGTCGAGTTGCCTTCGCCTGTCACCGCAATAGAGCCAGCCGTGGTTACTCCTGTGATGGTATCGACTTTGAGTATGCTTGCCATTATGCGAGGTCTCCGTTAACAGAGGCATTTTGATACGTTTTATTTGCAACAGTTTTATTTGCAGAAGAACTTACAAAAGCCATTTGCGCACGAAACGTACTTGATGTTCTTTCTGTCGTTTCATCCTGTATTGTTACGCTAAAAAGACCACTATCTCCTGTTCCTGCATCTCCTGCGGAAACTGCAATAACAATGAATTTATTTTCAAATGCGCTGGCCATTGTAACACCACAATCACCAGTGCCATTGTCGGTGATTGAACTCATGTTGAGGCTGTTATCTATTCCTATTGCATCAAAGTTGTAAGAAATATACGCCTTCTGTGCGCTGGCTTTCAGTAAACCTACCGGCCCCGTACCAGCCTTATCCGCAATCGTGTCTACATTCAATACGCTGGTCATACGATGCTCCAATACCCGTTAACAGTGACGGTGGCAGACTGCGTAATCGGCCCAGCCGACACACCGTTCTCATCGCTGTCAATCGTGATGTCTGCGCTGATGGTCTGACCGTTCAAGCGGATGATGCTGTTGTTGCCCTTGAAAGGATAGCGTGTGTCAGCCTCAGTCTTTGTGTAGGCATTGTTCACAGAGAACACATCGTACACAACCATCTCAACTGTATCATTCAGGCTGGCCCCAGTTACCAAGACAACCGTCGTGCCTGTCGTAGCGGTGTAGTCAGTGCCGGGTACAAGAAGCACACCGTTCTGGTACACGTCCATGTACAGGCTGTCTGAATAGTTCAGGACACCACTGCTGGCATCACTGCCACTGAACGAGGTTTGACCTGCTGTGGCCTGATACTGAAAGCGGTTACGAACACCGGCTGATGGGGATTTACCTATGTATGGCATGGTTGTTCCTTATGGTGTCTCTTGTGCGTCCATAGCAGTCTGGTATGCAGTCTTCACAGCATCTGACCACACGGCGTTGCAGATGCCCTGCACCTCTGCTGACTCGCCGCTGATGTCAGTGTCGCCCCAAGTGTCGCCTGACTTTGTGCTGCATTGCAGAACATGCCGGTGAAAGCTGCGACTAATCTCTGTGCCGTCACGCTTGATGACCGTTGCAGTGCGTACTTGCACAGCTTTGTAGTCGCCGACTACTTCAATTTTGTCTTGCAGTGTTTCTTCTGTAAGTGCCATTTTTATCTCCTATGGTTGGACTGTCCGACCCGCACCTCTGGTGGGGTTATTAACTTGTGTGGTAAGTAAAACTCATTAATATGTCTGCTGACCCTGATGTAAGGTCTTGAACTAGAATGTCGTGGTCACCACCACTGTCTGTCATCTCTACAAATTTTACAAAGTTTTGGCCTTCGCCCAGCAAAGATATGATGTTGCCTGTAAAGTCCGTATTTATTAGGACGTGATATACATCTCCACTAACTCCAAGTACTGACCCTGTTCTGCTGGCATGAGTAAATGGAAGACTGCCGACAACAAAATCATTTGTAGCGGTTAATCCTGTGGTGTTAATATTGGTAAACCTAAGTTCGATATGAACTAAACCACCTATTTTCCTATAATAACCAGTAGCCTCACCCGCAGTTCCTGTATTTCCGCTTTCGTCGTCTGCGGTAGGGGTAAAACTACCCTCTTCATAATCACTCAACGCATTAGCACTACCCGAACCACCAAGCTGTATTGTGGTAGGTGTTAAAGAATCTACAGAACCTATGCCTGTTCCAGTGATTTGAGTTAGTGCCATGCTAGTTATCCTTATGCGTAGGGCGAGTCGCCAAGTACGCTTGTATCCCAAGCTGCCTTGAGTGCTGCAATATCAGCAGCGTTAGTGATTGCAGATGCCGCTGGTGCATTACGCAGGGCATTCTTAGCTGTTACAGATGCAGCCTGTGCATCGCTGTCGCCAGCCTCAAGTGCCTTCATGTAGGTTACGTCCTCTGCCTCAAGCAGTGGCGCACGTACCTCACGGATTTTGTCCTTGAAGATTGCTTTGGCTGCTGTCATGTCCTCAGAGATGACGCTGCCACTCAATGACCATGCACCACGAAAGTGACGGTCAGAAGGAACGGTAGCCGATGAGGCATCAATCTGATTCCCGTCCTTGTCTACGATGTATGTTGTTGCCATT